TGAAATTGATTCTCCTGGCTTAAGGTCTTCTATTAATGTTGCTATCACAACATCTTTTTGCTCTTCAGTTAATTCTTTTCCAGACTCTACATCTTTCTTTATATCATCAATAATTTTTTCTTCTTCTGCAATAACCGCTAACTCTTCTGCAATTTCCGCTTCTTCCTCTGCTATGGCTGCTTCCTTTTCTGCTATAGCATTTGCTATTTCTTGTTCCATAGCCTCTTGCTCAGCAGCAATTTTTTCTTCTTCTGCTTTGGCATTTGCCTCTTCTTGCGCTTCTGCTTCTTCTTGTGCAATACGGTCTGCTTCTGCTTGGGCTTCTGCTTCCATTTGTGCTTGTGCCGCTTCAAGTTCTGCTGCTATACGATCAGCCTCTGCATTTGCATCTATCTCTGCCTGTATTCTTGCTGCCTCTTCTGCCATTGCTGCTTCTTCTTCTGCAATTTTGGCAGCAAGTTCTGCTGCAATTCTATTTGCTTCTGCATTGGCTGCAGCAATTTCTGCAAGCCTGTTTGCTTCTGCTTGTGCTTCTGCTGCTTGCTGTGCAATTAACGCTGCTGTTTCTGCTTGTATCCTTGCTGCTTCTGCTTGTTGTGCAGATAACTGGGCTGCTACCTGTGCAGCAATTTCTGCCTCAGTTGGTCCAGTAGGTACTACTGTAACTGGTCCTGTTGGAACCGCTGGTGTTGTTACAGTTGTTGTTTCGCTAGGTATTGTAACAGTTGCTGTTTCAGGTGTTGGTGTTGTTACGGTTGTTGTTTCAGAGGGGCTGGGAGTCGGAGTAGGGGAAGGCTCTGGAACAGGTGCTACATATGTAGAACCAGTAACAACATTTGAATTTACAGAGTAAAGGGCAAATGTATCGTTATCTGATCTAATATGAAATGACCATACTGTTCCTGCTGGCATAAGACCATCTAGTAAAGAATGATTGATTGTAATTGTTGTATTTAAAGAATTTGGTCCACCAACATTTCCAGTTGCAATTCCCCAGCCATTGCATCCAGAACAATTAAAACTAATTGCATATCTTTCTGGTTGAGTGTTTCCAGTGTCTGGTGCTTCCCAACTTAAAACTGTTGATGTTTCTCCACTAATTATTGTTAAGTTTCTTGGAGGACCTATTGTTTTTATTACTGGGGCTGCCTGTGAAGTAAATGCTGATGCTGGAATAATATCCATAGATCCAGATTGATCCCAGTTTAAAAATACGTTTGCTCCCCCGCCATTTTCATAGTACATTAACTCTATGGTTTTTGGAACTCCAGCTGTAAAAGATATTGGATCAGTCGTAGTTCCTCCACCACCTTTATCAACCCAGTCATCTGCCACTAATACTTCATCAATATATAACCTTGTACCATCGTCTGCTGTTGCTAAAAATGATATATTTTGAGTTGTATTACTAACAATAGACCCAGTAAATCGTACGATAACATCCTCTGAAGGGCCACCTAAGACACTACCACCACCCCACTGGAAGTCAATGTTGGGTACATTTGTAGTTACTACTGGAGAGGCTCCCTGTGGTATATAAGGGGCACCATTCTGTCCCAGTACATCATAGACCTGAGCAGTCAAACCTTCTGCTGCGTGGGCCTTATCAATTATTAAAAGCAGGGGAAATAGAGCAAGGGATAAGACCAATGCTATTCTTAATAATATTTTAATATTTAACTCCTTGTAGTCGTAGTGGTGGTATGACTAACAAGACTATTATATCATTTTATAGAAACAAAAAAGGGGCTAGCACTTGGCTAACCCCCTAATTGTTGGATTAATTAAGCACGAACCTTCTTTTGGATCTTTACGACCAAAGCGGTTAGTGATGTAAGTTGCTTCTTTAGTGAAGCAATTAATGTTGCAACTTCAGTTGACAACTTAGCAACTGCATCAACTGCAGCCTGTGCAGAAACTGTTGCTGCATCTGCTGCTTTTGCTGCTGCATTTGCTGCATCTGTAGCAGCCTGTGCTGCTTTTGCTGCATCTTCAGAAGCCTTTGTAGCAGCTTTTGCTGCTTCATTAGAAACCTTTGCTGATGCTGCGACAAGAACTTGTCCAGCAAGTGGAAGTGAAGTTCCACCTGTTGCTGAGATAGTTACAGTATTTTCTGACAAAGGCATAAATACCTTATAAGACTTTACTGTTTCTGTATCAGTTGTAATTGATGTTGCTGTAATAACATCGGATCCTGAACCAAATGCATATGTAGAAGTAATTCCACCTGTAGCAAATAGGTTAGCATGTGTCTTTCCAGATACTGGAAGACCTGATGCATCAAGAACTTGAACCTTAACGGTTGCTGCTTCTCCTGGCATATAAACTTCTTTGTCAAAAGACAACTTTACAGTTGCTGCTGTACCCTCTACACGAGTAGATACTGGGTTAGAAGAAATTGTGCCAGACTTAATTGTAACTGCAACTCCGCCAGCCTTAACGCCTGTAAGAGTGAACACTGCTTCACCATTGACAATAGTTGCTGCTGTACCTGTATCAGATACTACTGCAATATCGCTTGAGTACGCATTAAGTGTTCCTGCACCTACTGTTACGCCTGCTGCATCTTTTGCAACTGCCTTAACAGTTGTTACGTTTGCACCAACAGCAATAACAGACTTAATTGAAGTTGCTACGATTGAAGCAATGTCTCCATAGAATGTTACTTGCTCTGTTGCAATTACTGTGCCTGTAAGAGTTGTAAGAGTAATTGTTGATACTCCTGCTGTACCGTCAGCAAATACACCAATGTAATTGCCTGTAGGAATTACTAATGCACGACCAGTTGCTGACATTGTTGTAGCATTTGATCCGTACCCAATAAGTCCTGAACCTGAAACAGTTGCAAGGATTGACTCTGTTGCTGATCCGCCTGCTGCATTTTTAGGTGTAACAACGATAACCGCTGCTGCATCTGTTGCTGTAGCCTTTGGAGCATAAACTGAAGCATCTGCTGTTGCAGTTGTAACTTCACCAGAATTTAAAAATGAAGTTGTAGTTGAAGCAGAAGGTGTTAGATCCGCTGCCTTAACTGTAACTGTCCATGCTACTGAAGGACCATTTGCTGGTGTTGTAGTAAGAATTCGTGCATCATATGTACCTGCAACTGAAGGTGCATTCAAAGTTACCAAGAACTTTGCTGTTACATATGTAGGTGTATTAACTGTTGAGTTAATATCTGCTGAAACATTATTGCCTGCAATAACTACAGATGCAGTTGAAGTTTCAATTAGTGACATAGTTGCAGACTTTGCTGCACCTGTTGGTTGTGAAAACATAGCAGAGATAACTGTTGCAGTATCTGCTAATGTTTGAGAAATAAATGACAATGTGACTACTGCAGTTGCAGACTCACCAGCGGTAACGGCATCAGTTGCCGCATCAATAGTTAGAGTTGGTGCATTTACAGCAGCACTTGTCGGAAGTGCCGATAGTACGCCAAAAGACATTGCTGCAGCTAGTCCTAGAGCGATTTTTTTAAATGAATTCATCTTTCTCCTTGTTAGTATTTTTATAATAAATTGAAATTAACGAGATAATCCCGAACTTCTTCAGGAATTTCCCGATTATCCAATTCTACCATACGTTGTTCTTGTTCTGCAAGTCGTTGCGATGAACGTGACCAAGTATGAATATCAATCTCTAGATTAGTGTTCTTAGGGGTGTGCGATAAAGCACCAAATACCGCACCTGTTACGGCATCCGATAAGTCTTTTGACTTTTTACGTGGGTGATCTACCTTTTTATCATTAATAATCTTAAGCTCTGACATTTCATCAAGCAATAAAGGAATTCTTGGCATAGCAACACGCTCTTCATATATCATCATTGCAAGATCTTCATAATGTTTTTTACCAACAGACACAGTATCTGTTCTTATTCCTACTGCCTGAAGTTCTTGTTGAATATCAAATGACTGCCATCTATCAAACGTTACCATTCCAAGATTAAAACCTTGTCTGCGAAGGTTTTGAATCCACTGCTTAACCTCAGAAAGATTAACTGGTCCTTCTACTTTTGGCTCCCACCAAACCACAGCATCAACAATAATAATTGGAGCAACCTGTTCATAATCTTTAACTACTTGCAAGTTTACCCACTTATCTACATGTGCAATTGCTACTGCACACTTGTCGTGTTTCTGTGCAAGGTCAGCGTGAACATAGTAAACTTTGTCTGGATCTGGCTTAAATGATTCATCAAACCTTTTATTATTATCAATTGGGTTTCTAAGAGTCATACACTTTTCAAGTTTATCTTTTTGTTTAAAGAATGCATCGGATGCAAATGTTGGTACACAAGCAAAGCGTTGCATGGCATCTCCCATGTCTGTAAAGAATGCTAACCTAAAGTCATCTATTTTACGAGTAGGGTTTACTACCCATGTAGGTCTTTTTAATGCAAATACTCCAGGGTATTTATAGGCAATGATTTGATCTTCATCCCAGGCAATATCTAAATAGTTACCCTCAAGGTCATCTGGGAAATCTGGATTCATAATAAATCTGTGTGTATATGTTATTGCTTCTTTTTCCATAATTGAATCTTCATATTTTTGTGATATAAAGTCCCCTGGAAAACGTGGGAATGATAGAAGTGCAACCTTACCAAGATCTGGAAAACGAGAGTCAACAGATGCACGGAATGCTTTATAAATATTATCAGCAGTTTTTCCTTGATCATTGCCAGTTCCAACTTCTTGTGCAAACCCAGAAATTTCATCAAGTACTGCAAGTATAAGGTTTAACCCTTCATGTGATTCACGTTCTGAGTGACCAGAATAAACAGTTATTGCTTTATCAAACTCAATGCTTTCAGCTTTTGCATTATACTTTCCTGCAAACCATTCAGACTTCTCAATCTTGGTTTTAAAACCTTTAAAGAAAACGTTCTTAGCCTGTTGAGCATTAATGGCAACGTTAATAATGTCAATAGCATCTCCTGCAGGCTTACCAAAATATCTAGCAGGATCCTTCAAGCATAATAGTTTATATACTATGTATGCACACGCTACAGTTGATGTAAAGTCTTTTCCAGATCCCTTGCCAAGTTGCAGAATTACTTCATTCTTTGTATATTTTTTATAGTAACGGTGGCCTTCTTCTGCACCCAAAAGATCAACAAGGTCTTCTTCTCTGTATATTTGGCTCATTGCTTCAACTATGTCGTATTGAACATCTGAAAGTGGTGGCTGATTTAAATATGCTTCACCCTCAACAAATGTTTTAGCATCTACTGGAAGTTCTTCAAAGTTATTATTTTTTAGTGCCTCAAAAAAATCATTGAACATTGTGGACAACGGTAATCACTTCCCCATCTTTTGCAACAGATGAAAGTCTGTACATAATTAGGTCTCTAATGTCTGGATGAGTGGAAGCAATATCTCTAAGAATACCAACTAAAACTTCTTGTCTTTTTTCAATCTCAACTATTTCTTCTGCAAGTTCTTTGTTTTCAAGAAGGCCTGCTTTTTGTAGCATATCAATTCTTGCTTTTTCAATATCAACAACTAGCTTAATTGCTTGTGTCTTTGCGCTAAGATTATTTACCATAGAGGCTTCATCAATAACTTCATAAGACTTTGTAATTAATTTACTATAGTGAGCATCCATTGCGGCAAGTGCTTCCTTAGCACGAGCACGAATTGCATCATTAGCGGAAGCCATGACTTTCCACTCATTTATAAGTTCTACAACACGAACTCTAGGAATTGCTAATTCTTTAGAAATTCTAGTTGGGTCAGTTCCTTTAAGATACTCTGAGACAACAGTATTTACCTGATCAAGATGTTTTACTAAATCTTCTTCAGTTGACATATTTTCCCTCTAGCCTGTTAATTTCATCCTTGATATAAAATATTGCCTTTTCAAGATCTTGAATTGTTTTTGATTCATCTTTAAGACCTGCTCGCCAGAGATACTTAAAAGCATTACCAATATTAAAATTGCGATGGCGAGTAATATCTATACATTCTACGCCTGAAGGATCTGTTGTGTAATGTTGTGGATGATTGACTTGATCAACTGTAATGTTTAAATTATTACTCAATTGGCTCATCCTCTTCTAAATCAAATGCCTCTGGCAAAACTTTAAATATTGTAAGAATATAAGTTATTCCTACTGCTCCAGCAATACCAAGACCAATAATGGTTTTTTGTAACTTGTTCATCGTTTTGACTTCCTTAATCCAAACTTAGCAAGATAAACGTAGATAGTTTCTACGCTTGCTCCACACTCTTTGGCAATTTCTTCTGGGGTTTTTTTATCCATAAGATACCTCTTACGCATAAAAACCTCTGATGTATATAGTTTAGCAGCCATATTATTATTTGTCAACTTCCGTATTAATAACATCATAGTTGTAGGCATTAGAGTCTTCAAGTATCCACTTATCGTAACTCTCAACATCCCATTTGTTTGTATTAATGAGTCTTTGTATTACTAGATCTTTCTTTGTTACAAATGATGGCTCCTTTAGCCTTACCCGATTATTTGGCTGTATTGCAAAATTTCCATCATCTCTTTGAATGACGTGACCACATTTATGCTGACCTGGATTTTCAGAATACCCATCATCTAAAATGTTTGTTTCTGGGTTGTGCCAATCAAGTGTAAATAGGTATGTTCCAGGTACAGTTGTCTTAGATCTATCAAGATAGGACATTCTCATGTTACTCAAGTTTTCAAACTTTGTAACTGAAACATATGGACTAAAAGAATTCCAAAGAACAAGATTATGAATTGGCTCTTCTGGTACTCCTGGCTTAGTGCAAAAAGCATTAATTGGCATTCTCCACCAGATACCACCGTCTTCCATTAAAAAATGAAATAAGGGACTTCTACTTTTAATACTTGATACACCAAATATAACGCATGGAAAATATTGATCATGGCTATCTTCTTGGTCTCTTAAAAAATTACCACGGACGTAACACTCTATCGGTGGTATGTTTGCATTTAACTCAGGCATTATTTATCAACTCCTATTGCTTTGTCCCAGTTTTTAATAGCCCAATGACCAATACCGCAAGCATCTGCAACATCATTGTCTGTAATTGTTCTATCATAAATAGTATTTATAAATTTAATTGTTCTTTGTTTTCGTAGTTCTCTTTCATGAGATTTATACCAAGAAACAGATTTGCCTGGATTTTGTGCACGGATCAAAAGCTGTTCTTCTTTAGAAATTTTTTTGTTTCCAATATAATTTTGCCATGTGATTGGGGACACCTTTCCAATAACTTTTGTTCCTGATTGACCTGCTGCTCCTAAAATTGCCCCTTGAACTAAAGCAAGATCTGCAGCAGTCTTAGGACTGTTCATAAAAACAGTATGCTCAATTATAACTGCTTCAAATCCATTATAAAAGTCAAGAAATGCTTTTACTTTTTTACCAGCATCCATTACTTTTTCGTATGTGTTATTTCCCTCAAAGTTAATTTTTCCAATTGCTCCAAGATTATCTTTAGTGTATAAGGCAAATGCAAGGCTGTTTGTGCTTGCATCAATTGCACATATTGTGTCTGGTTGTACTTGATACCCCCACTTATTCTTGCTCATAATCAAAAAATCCTTTTATTTGTTTTAACATTTTATCAACTTCTTTTTTGCTTATATTACAATTAGAACAAAATCCAGAGTCGTTATAGATTGAAAGATCAACACCACAACCGCCCAAACATTTTCTAATTCTTCCAATTCTTTTTTGTCTGCGAGTAATCTGATAGCGTTCTGCTATTTTTTCTTTTGTAGCGTCGTCTCTACAAGATTCACTACAGTAAATCTGATAAGAAACTTTTGGTG